ACGACAGGAGGAACCGATACCACTCGCGGCTGATCGCACCTGTGCGCTGGTCGATAAACTCAACGCGCGGCGGCGTAATCTGCGTAGGGTTGATGGGTATCGAAGCCATCAGTACAGCGTCCCGCTGAGGATTAGTTCCGCGCCCATGATGTAGACGCGCACGGGGTCAGTACCCGACACTTCGTACACACGGTCGCGGATCTTGGTTGTCATGCCAAGACGGCGCCAGATAGCCCGCTGCCCGTACTCGCCAATCTTACCCATTGATGTCCAGTGTTCGTTCGACCATGTGTGACCGCCGTTGTTCGACCAGCGAAGCATGACCTGTGGGTCGCTGCCTTGACCACTGATAAGCCCAACGCCCGTCTCGCAGTCAAGCTGGAGGCTGTGATGCGCCGTACGCTTGAGATCGTTACCGCCAGGTGGCAACGCACGCCACGAACGCAACCATTTTTGCGGCTGTCCGTTGTCTTGATATACATCAAGGTCGAACGTGTAAATGTTGCCGTTCTCGTAATCGCCGATCACGATGTCGCCGAGAAAATTGCACATGTTAGCGCCGCGGTGGCGCGTAAACTCGCCATTCATAAACCCGGCGCGTTCATGCCATGCGCCGGTCGCCGCATCGTAGACCCATGTCGCGTTGGCCGTCGGGAAATTCAGAACGTAGAAGCTGTGGCCGTCCTGCTGGTACGTGTACGCGGTCGCGTCCGAGATGTCCGCGTACTGCTGGATTTGCCATTCCACGGCGTGCGTTGAGACGCGCTGACCGATATAGCCGGCGGCTTTGTAGACCATACCGCGCCCGCGGGCGTCTTGGCCGAGCCAATAAATCTGGTTGTCCATCTTGGCGATAGAGTACGGTGCTGCGCAGCCGAGTTCGTTGAATGCGCCGGGAATAGGGCCAAGCGGAAAGTCGGTTGCGCCCGTGTTGTACCAGACTTCCGTTGTGTCTGTGCCGAACACCCACAGTTCGCGGTGATCGGTAAAGACCGCCACTACGCCGTCTGGCGAACCTTCGGCGCTGGCAAAATCCAGAGGGTCGATGCTTGTGCCGTCCAGCAACTGCGTCACCCAGATCTTTTGGGTATCCGGTTCGTTATATACGAAATAGCCGTCAAGATAAGCGACGGTCCCCGCGCCGGCAAAATCGGGGTCAGTGATCGGGCCAAAGGCGCCAGTCACTTCGTTGTAGATGTAGCCTTGCGGGTTAGCTACGATAAAAATCTGCGTACCGTTATCTGCAAAAGACACCGGGCCTGTTCCGGCGATCGTGCCGATCAGCGTGGGTGTTCCTGTAAGGCTGGTAGCTTTGTATAGCTCGCTGCCCGACACAACATAGAAGTCCGCGCCGTTGGTCTGGTGCGTCCATAGCCCGCGGATCGGTCCAGAGCCAATTGTCTGCTGAAACTTTAGCCCCGGCGCGCGCTGCAAGAATGCAGGCTCTTTGCCGCCTTCAGGTACAACTTCAGGGAACAGATTGACGCACCTGTTATCCGCTGCGTTAACGGACCGGGCGACGTACGCCGATCCAAGGATCGGACTTTTCATGATTGACCTCCAACATATACGGGTTTAATGTATATGGTATGGAGATTTGGAAACCAGTTCGCGGCTATGAAGGCCTTTACGAAATCAGCGACCACGCGCAAGTTCGTCGCGTGGCGCGGGGAAAACTTTTTAGCGCCGAGCAAATTGACGCTGCCAAAACCATGTTTGCAAATGGTGCCGCGTTGGGGGCTGTGGCTGATTTTCTTAAAACCAGCATTACCACTGCGTTTAACATCAAGCATGGCAAAACGTGGTCCGGCGATAGCAGTGCTAGGCCGGTTAAAACGCATGTGGCGCGAGATCAGTATGTTCGTTTTAGCCCGTGCAAAAACGGAAAATACGTCAAACTCGCGGTTCATCGCGCAATGTGGGAGGCCTTTATAGGGCCTATTCCTGAGGGGTTGGAGATCAACCATAAAAACTTGGACCGAGCGGATAACCGCTTGGCCAATCTTGAGTTGGTGACGCATCAAGAGAATATCCAGCACGCGATTGATGCATACAAGTCGCAAGGGCTTCTCCGTGCGGTCAAAGGTACTAAAGGTTTTGTCGTCGGGAAGCATAGCAAATACATTCAATAGTTTGAAGAAAAGATGTTGAATCGCTGGCGCGTTGCCACGATCGAATATGGCAGCGACATGATGCCGTTGGGGTTATTGATGCGCTTGATGTCGCGCTTGCTGCTCATGGCGACACGCTGCACCTGGCGGGTCGGCTCAATACCAAACATCGCCGCGATCTCGCAGGCGAGGTTGTAGCGAAACGCGCGAAGATAGCCTGGCGGGAACGCGAGCGTGGTCGCCAAATCTGCGGGCTGGTCCAGCACCTTCGCCGATACGATGTGGAACTCCAGCAGCTTGGTAGGCACCGGGTATACCGCCAATTCAATATTGGGGTACGTCATGTTAGCCCACATGACTTGCGGGTACGTCGAGGTCACGGTCTTGACCGCAATGCCATCATATTGCTGTTGGTTAATCAACTTGATGCCGTAGCTGATGCCGCTGGCGGGATCACGGAAATAGGTCGCGTCGTCAATCAGCACAGGGCGGTTGAGAACGGCAAGTGGATCGACTGCGGTAAGCGAACCAGAAGGCCCGAGCGTGGCCGTGCGCGTACCAGGAGTCCAATTGACGATCTGATCCTCAGTGCAGAACACCGCAAGGCGTTCCGTACTCCACGAGTCAATCATCTGATTGAGGGCTTCCAGCGCGTCTGCGGCAGTGGCCGCAGAAGGAACTTCGCCTTCCGCAAGCTGACCGATCAGACTTAGCGCGCCATTAATCTGATCGCTCGCCGTCGTCATCAAGTTCGTCCTTCACTGCGGGCCTGCGGCCTCGACGTTTCATCGTCAGTTCATTAGCCGGAACTGCCGCGTCTGACGACTGCGTGTCGGGATCATACCGTGTCCAGCCGTTCATTTCATCATAAATCGCTTCAGCTTCCATCGTAGCGACTTTGGCGCCGTGGACCGGATGGCTGAGATAGATGGTCGACATGAGATGTCCTTTGAAAATGGGCGGGCCGAAGCCCGCCCATCGCATTAGCCCGCGATGCGGTACAGGGTGTATGCCGCGTCGCCGGTCCTGACGGCGCGGAACACGGTCGCCTGACCGATCACGCCGGCGCCGGAACCCGACAGCGTCCAGCCGGTGCCCGCAACGATCGTACCCGCCGCAGCGCCAGGGCTGAGAAGGGCGAGATCAAAGCTGCTGCCAACCTTGGCGCTGCTGATCGCTGCGTCGGTTGCCGCAGCGGTCGGAAGCGTAAGGTTACGCGCGGTGCCCGAGTTGCAGATCACAAGACCGTTGGTGAGGTCCGCGACCGTCAGGGTCACTGCGGTGGTGTACGTGTTCGGGGTGGACTGAACGCCGAGAATGGGTTCGTTGAGGTTGCCATCACCAAGCTGATAGCCGCCAGTGCCATTAGGAAGTGCCATGATAGTTCTCCGATCAGATTGAAATGGCCCCCGGCAAGCCGAGGGCCATCAAAAGTTAGCCCCAGAGGCGGACAGCCATCGGCGCGCGAATGGTGTTGTAACCATACAGCACGTCGATACGGCAGGGCAGGCGGTCGTTGTTGATGTCGTACTGACGAACAACACGAAGCGAGATGCCGTTGTGGACCGCACGCGACGCCATATCGACGCCCTGCGGAAGCAGAAGGTCGGCGGTGGCGAACGTAATGGCGTCCTTCTGGTAGATGAGGTTCTGCGGGTAGCTGGTCGAAGCAGCACCAACAAAAGTCGTCACGGCGCTGGCAGCCGGGAACGCGCTGACAGTCGCCAGAGCGTTGGTCGGGGTGTAGATCGCGGGGCTGATCTGCACGCCGGTAGCATTGCCCGAGCCGTCAGCAGTCGCCGCAGTGGTGACCACGAACTGCTGGAGCGAGCCGGTCGTCTCGCGGGTCTGCGGGTTGACCGAAAACACGCCGGCGATCGTGAACACATCGCCGGCGGCGATGGTCCCCGCCGCGCCAAGACCCGAGAGGTCAATGGTCGACTGACCCTGCGTGCTGACCGCGTTGGTGACGGTGCCCGTGGTGGTGCGCGAACCCGTGGTGTGCTGCTTGATCGACTGCGACATGTTGATCTCGTCGTAGCCCAGCACGCCCTGGCCCATCATGCCGTTCTTGAACTGGCGGCTGATGGTATCGACCGGATTGAACAAACCCTTCATACCTTCGACCAGACCGGCGTTGGTAGCCGGATTGACGGTGGCATAGCGACTGTTCATCGGAGCAGCGTATTCGTTCAGCTTCTGCTGCGCCTGAAGCAGGACCAGCGAAGTCGCCGGGGTCGTGCCGGGGGTGCCGACCGACGAGTAGATCTGCTTGTAGGCGTTGGCGACGTCAGTGTCGAT